GGGACCAAAAATTACTGGTGGTCTTTTCCGTAACCCTGTAACTGGATCACTGTAAGCATTTACTTGAACTTCAGACTGACCTGCCAAGCGTTGAGCTGGAGGTTGCTGGCTTACACCTTGTACAAAATTAGGTATGGCTTGTGTTATTAGAGGCATTATAAAAGATTGTAATTACGATTATGTCCTACTCGTTGTGCTACATCAGTAGAATCTAAAATATTATACTGTCCAAGCTCTGCTTCTTCTTGTTCCATCAAGGATCTGAAACGAGCTTCTTCTTTTCTAAACTTTTCTACTTCTGTAGCATTGACAGGATATGTCTCAACAAACTGTAGTAAAGTATAACTTTGTACCCAGTTTTCAAACAACGGAGCAATACCATTACTTTGATGTAAATCCATTGTCTGACCGACTTCTACCGTGTATTCACCGTTAAAGGAAGTTGATTGGTTTTCATCTAAATCTAAATCTACAAGAATATTATAATCTTCACCACTTTCTGTATGAGTTTCGTATCCTAACTGCTTACCGTCAATTCTATAGTAAGTATAGGTGTTGTATGTTCTTCCTCCTCCTATTACAAACCCACTACTTAAAGGTGCTTTTAATCTACCGTTACTATCCGCAGTAAGCTTAATAGTTCTACGAGTCCATGATAATTTTCTTTCACCTAAAGTGTATAGATTGTTTAAATAAACATCATATAACCATCTAGTGATTGGGCTTTTGTTTGAAGTTATAGCATTACCGTATCCTAATTTTTGATACATCTCTACTGCCCAGTAACCGTAGCCACCTGTTCTAGCAGTAGGTAAAGCTACAGCAGTTGTATTACTGAGTTGATGTTGACTAAACGAATCAGCTTCTTCTAACATAGAAAGTTTTTTGTAAGCTGGTGCTGCTGAAAAGTCTGATTCCTTAACACCCATCATTCTAAACGAATCTCTTTTATCATGATATCTAGGATTATTGCGTTGATCGTAAAAGATATTACTAGTTAGTACACTTGTACCTTTGAGAACCGCTAGGTAATCATTCTCAGCGGTAATTATGTACGCTGTTTCACCTGTTATGCGTGACTCTTGAGCTTCAAGTAAATCTGTTTCTTCTTCTAATTTCCTTTGAACTCTTGTTTCAGTATTTCTTTCAGCATTGGTCTTTGCAGTCTGTGCGTCTACTTGTAATTCTTGAGCTACAAGTAAATCTTTTTCAGCAGTACGCTTAGCAGTCTCTTCTATTTCCGTAAACTTCTGTTGTGTAACTAAAGCTTCTTGATCTTTTACTAACTCTGTCTCAGCATCAGTTTTAAGTTCTTGAGCTTGGAGTAACTCTCCTTCTCGTTGTACCTTAGTGGTATTTTGTGCTTCTGTTGAGGTTTGTTGCGTTACTAAAGCTTCTTGGTCTTCTATTAAAGCTGTTTCAGCTGTTACCTTAGCTGTTTGCTGTGCTTCTGTCAGAGCTTGCTGTGTCACTAGAGCCTCTTGATCTGCTATCAAAGCTGTTTCAGCTGTAGTTTTAGATGCTTGCTGATCTACTAATAGTTTTTCAGCGTCTACTTTCAACTCTTGAGCCAATAATAAATCTTTCTCAGCTGTTCGTTTTGTAGTTTCTTCTGCCTCTGTCAGTGCTTGCTGTGTTACCAAAGCTTCTTGGTCAGCTATGAGAGCTGTTTCAGCTGTAGTCTTAGCTGCTTGCTCATCTACTAGTAGTTTCTCAGCATCTGTTTTTAACTCTTGTGCAGTTATTAAAAGAGCTTCTTTTTGTGTTTTAGTTCCTTGTTGTATTTCTGTGGTAATTTGTTGCTGAACCAGAGCTTCTTGATCTTTAATCAACTCGGTCTCGGCATCAGTCTTTAGTTCCTGTGCATCTATCAGAGCTTTCTCAGATGTTCTTTTATCTGTCTCTTGTTGTTCTGTTAAAAATTGTTGTTGCAGTAAATCCGTTTCTTCATCTACTCGTAACTTCTGTGCGTTGACTAACTGAGTATTATTAACCTCTGTAGCCATTCTTAGATAACCTAGTTTTTCTTCTACAGTACCAGCAAGGAAGTCAGTCTTCTCTATTCCTAAATTAGTAATACTATCTGGAAGTTTAAACTGAGCTGCTAGTCTAGCTGTGGCATCTACTTGTTGTAAGTTAGCGTACGAGAACGCTTCTTCAGCTGCACTGAAAGTGTGTAAAGTCTCATCCGTAACATACCTAGCTTGTAATACTCTAGCAGCACGAATTGTAACATAGCGTTTGAACGAGACAGTGTGTACAGCATTCCAATCATATTTATTGGAAGTTATATCTATACCTTCTACTGTACCAGTTGTAGCTTGGAAATCCCATCCTCTATTTTCAACATCAATAGTAACTTCTTTAAGTAAATCTGAAGTGATTTGTACAATACGATTTGTATTTGTATTAACAGTTACTTTACCGCTTGCATCTCCAGTTGTAGGTTGTTCTCCGATTGCAGATAAACAGATGTTTACTGAATCCACGAAGGTTAGATCATTTTTCTCAGCCATGTTTTATATAAAGTTAAAAAAAAAGCTGGAGGTCACGAAGTGTGACCCCCAACTATGTTAAGAGTTATTGTACTTCAACGCAGCACTCTGGGCGGATAACTCCGTGACCCATAGCGTATTTAGCTACGAACAATGTACCTTGTCTTTCCATCTGATACTCAGACTCTGTTGCCAAGTCAAGTAATTTGACTGTACCAACACCAGCTTTGTGACCAGCTATGAAACCAGTAGATGATAAGTCACCATTGTAACCAGTTCCGTTATCAGAACCAGAATGGTTAACATCAAACACATCGTTCTTTGCTTTATCATCGTCTTGATCTTGGTTAGCTTCAGCACCGAGTGTAATGATATCTTGTAAGTGGTTAGACTTGTACAATGAGATACCAGCGATTTGAGGGATGTTACCACTAGCGATAGAACCAACACCACCGAAGTCACGATTAAGAGCGTTATTAGATGACGCATCTGTGATTAACTTGTAGTATTGTGTTGGTGTTAAGATAGCATAACGATCCTCAGTTGGTATATCTTTCTCGTCAAGCTTCTGAGCTACCTCATAGATAGCTTCTAACAAGCCTTCGCCAGTGGTTAAAGTAGCACTAGTAATCTGTGTACCACCGTTACCACCAGTGATTGTTGAGTTTTGTCTAGCACCAGCGATGAGTGTTTTCATCACAGCGATGTCAAAGCGTTTAGCTAAAGCTTTACCAAGCTCTTGAGCGTAAATGCTACGGACATCGTAGTGTGTTTTTAACTCGTCAATGTTCGCTAGGAATGTTGAAGCAAGAAGAACATCGTCAATTGAGATTGTGATTTCATTCTTCTTGATGTCTGATAAATAGCTATTGTCGCTATCAGCAATGTTTTCACCTGCTGTATGATATTTGGCAGTAGCTATGCCTGTTGCTGGGAACTGTGCAGTTTTACCGTTACTGATTGTGCGAACTGTGTGAAGCTCCTTCATCACATTTGCTTCTTCAAATGTGGTTAGGATCTCACCAGAGAACACTTTCAGAAACAAAGCATCTACATCTGAGTTCACAGCACCAGAGTTAATTAAGCCAACTCTGGATGGGCTTGTGTTTCCATTTGCCATGGTTATTGTTTCCTTTTATTTAGGGTTATTATTTATTAGTGTGTTGTTTGGTGTCCTTGTCTACATTTGCTGACCTAATGTTATCCTCCTCAAAGGGCATTGTGCTACTAGTATTATGGACGAAATTCTATTTCTTGATACGCAACTTTACACGAGCCTTCTTAGTATTACTTACGAACTGTTTACCTTTAGCTCCTTCTCGTTTCTTTTTCTTTGCTGTTGCTGCTCTATCACCTTTAGAGAGACTTCTAGCTTTTGACATTGGTAGACATCTGTCTGGATTCTTTTTGTTTTTGCTAGTGCCACAAGGACCTTTGATGTTACCATCAGTCCCAATGCGAACCCAGTTCTGTCTTCTCCACTTAGCTAACTCTCCCATTACTTCTTCTTCTTAACTGAAAGTTTCTTTCTTTTCCCATATGTTGGGGACTTGCAATATTTTGACGCTGCCATATTAGCATACGCTGATGGATACTTATCAAAGGTACGCTTTGCCCAAGCGATACCAGCAGGACATATTTTAGCCATTACTTACCGTATTTAACTTTTAGTCCTTTGCGTTTAGCTGAAGCTTTAGCTTTAGCCATTCCTTCTTTAGTATATGAATATTCTTTTTTACCTACCTTTGGCATTGTTTTTCCCTTTCTTTAGTGTTAAAGATTTACGCATACATTTAGCACAACCACAACCTTTCATTAGCATTTCCACTTTCTAAGTGCTAGAGCTTTACGAGTTGGTCTACCTTTCTCATCTTTCATAGGTCCTTTAACCCCACTCATCCTTGCACAAAAAGACCGCTTCCTTGGTCCTCCCTCTGGTTGCGGTCTCTTTAGGTTTGAGCCTGTCTTACGGTTGTAATATTTTCTACCAGCTTCAGAAAGACCACCAGATTTATTCTTGTGTTCTTTACGAAGCGACACACCCTTTCGTTTGCTCATTATTTATTTAATGTACTGCTTCCAAAATAAAATCCTATTATTGCATATAAACTTTGAATTACTGAATCGTGGATCAATAGACCTTCTTGAGTCTCGTACACCATTGTACTAAAGATCCACCAACCTTTCTCTACAGGAATGGTTACACCAATATCTGTAAAGGCTATTATGAATGGTGCGACAACGATAGCAAACAGAACGGTTGCTACAATCCCTCGTCTTACCCATTGACCAGCTGTTCTTTGAGCCGCTCTGTCGGCTGAGTCGTCAGCAGCTTGCTGAGTCTCTATCTTAGATTTTGCTAAATCTATTTGGCTTTGAACCATAACACCTACGAGCTTAAATACAAAACCGCTGATTGATCCGCCAATTAAACTAATTAATTCCATATTCATAAAAGTGAGAGTCTAGAATATTGATGTGACAGCTAGTCTCTGCTCTACATTCTGACGGTAGGCAGGGTCATTCTTATATCTAGGATCTTTCATAGCCTCAGTAACTTGGGCTGCTGAGTTGAAAGGTTTAACAGAAGCTCCTTGTGTAGCTCCCATAACAACTTGTGGAGTCTTACCACCAGCTGCTGTAAATTGTGAGAACAATCCTTGGACTGCCATCTTAGCTTGATCTACAGTACCAGATTCAACCACTTCGTTGTATGCTTCCAATTGTTCTTCCGAGAGGTTTTCAACAGCCCACTCAGCCATTGCCTCGTAGTTCTGAGGACCTCCAATAAGCTCTTGCACTTGTGCTGTTTGGTTATCAGCGATAGCAGTCTGACCTTCCAGATAAGCTTCAACAAACTCTCTTGGTATACCAGCATTAGCCAACGATTCAAATGCCCCCTCAGAGAGTTCTCCTGTTTCCGTAAACTCTTCAGTAGCTTGGCTGAATGCGGTGTTAATATTATCAACCGTTTCTGTGGAATCCTGTTGTTTGGTTTTATTACTCTTACTGGATTTAGACATTTTAGTTTGTAAGCTGTCGTAGGCTTTAGCCAATTCTTCAGCTGATTCAAACTTTTCTGGTAACCAAGAAGGACGAGACTCCTCAGTTGTTTGTGGAGCTTCTCCAGTTGGTTGTGCTTGAGCATCTTGTTTTGCTGCTTGTTCTTCTAAAGAGATGTTTTCACTCTCTGTATTTTCATTGATTGATACTGATTGATAGTCTGCCATGATTAAACTTGTGGTTGTTGTGATTGTATATTATCTGATACTGCTTTTATTCCAGCAGGTCCTAGCTTCTCTGTCAAGGCTTGATTGTTATATTGTTGTTCTTTAGCTTCTATTTCTTCTTGAGTCTTGATCAGTCCAGCTGTCTTGATACCAAGAGAAGTAGCTCTGCGTTTAAAGTATTCTGGAACATGGACGAACTGCATCAGAGCTTCTGGTCCAACGATCTGGGATGCTCCACCAAGGAATAGGTCAAGCTTCTGTAGATCGTTACCTCGTCCTAGAGCTTCTACACCAGTAATGATAACAGGATTTACTAGATCCTTTGGAAGTTTAGGTAGAGCTTTCTTCCTGTTCATCACATCCATGATGCGATTGACCATAGGCATTTGTAGTTCTGTACTTAGTAAAGAGTACAAACCTCCAATAGCAGTCTCTAGTTCTTGGCTGAGCATTCTAATTTCCTCAGCTGTTACACGCTCTGCGTTACGAACTACACCAGATGTGAGTAAGAACGCATGACCAATACGGTCTTTGATTGCTGCCATAGTTTCTTGGGCAACTCTAAAGTCATTGAATTTGTTGAGCTGTAGTACAGAGATATCCTGTGCATTACCTTGTGTGATTGCACCGTTAGGAGACTCAGCTAATGTTCTAGCTCTCGTTGTACCGTTAGGATTGACAAGGAACAGAACCTTAGCAGCTGCTGCACTACCTTCCACGATAGCTCTAGTAAGAGACTCTAGTGATTGTACATCACCTAGATATTCTTCTACATAAGATCTACCATAGTCTTCGCCATCTACACGAGAGAATCGTAGAGGTATGAAAGGATTCTTATCTATGTCATAAATACCTTCCATAATAACTACACCTTCTACATCCTGTTGTATCTTCCATTTGTTATTCTCACGACATACAGAAGTGTAGAGATCTAAAGTGTCTTGATCACTGTCTGATCCAATAGCTTGTTGGACAGGCTCTGGTAATGTGGAGTAAGCTATGTTTTCTTTTGTAGCTATCTTGATTACATTACCCATTGGATCACGCTTAACCACAAAACGATCCAAATGAAATACACGCATACCACCATCATCTGGTAAATAAAGTAAGGCATTACCTGTTATAATTAAATGTTTAAGTGCTTCATGAATACCAGTCCTATATGTTTCCCTACTAATCTCATCCATCACAGCTTCTTCTACTTGTTGTAGAGAAGTCTCTATCTCTGATATAAGTTCTTCTGGAGAACCTTCAGCTCGTAATTGATATGTATCAATGTTCAGTCTAAAGAACGGAGCGTTAGGTGGGAGTAAAGCTAGTAGCAATTTAGATGCCAAGTTATTTACACCTCTAGCACCGATCCCTTGGAAGGGTGTTTCCAATCTACTGTGAGGACCAAAGCCTTCGTCTGGCATCACATAAGGAATCGTTAGTTTAGAGCATTGTCTAGCTCTGTCTACATATTGGTAACGATCACCTTCTAGAGTAGTGTATATTGATTTGGCTGTCTTATGCATCTTCTCGTGTTGGGAATGTTACACTAGTAACAATAGAAGGGAGTTCCTCCTCTAATAATTCGTAGTCAGTTACGAGTAAAGCGTACTTGCCATCAGCAGTCACTTGTGGGTAAGTGTGGTAACGAGTACCAAAGCCTACTCTGTGGTAAGCATAGCCTCGTCTAGCACCCTCTGTTTCTGCTCTTGCAATAGCATCAGCTTCGTTGTCGTATACTAAGTAATTGATTGTTTCTTCGCTCATAATTAAATATTGTAATAACTTTTTATTTCATCTGCTATTTTTGTTTCTACTAGTTTATCGCCAGAGTAAATAATTACTTCTGGTATCATATGATTAAATTGTGTTTCTTTTATAGTTCCAGTAGACGGAACATTACTGTCTCCTCTAAATATTTGATTCCAAGTATATGTATCAGATAGTGTTAGTGATGTGCTAGTAGCCGTTACTGAATTAAATCCTACTTTACTAGTACCGCCACTTTTAAGATAAGCTAAATATAAACCATATGCTGGGTGTGTATTTAAATTAGTAGTGCCATATAATCGGGCATAGCCACTAGCATTATTAATTTCTAGTTCTACTTTTCTTTTATTGTTATCAGAAGAATCAACTTGTCTTCCAAATCTTATTCTAAAATTACCACTCATATTAGAAACAAGAACATTTGAAAAGTTTCTATTTTGTTCGTTGACTACATAAACAGATGTATTGTCTGCATTAACTCCACTAAAACTTAATTCTCTGCCATTATCATCAACTCTTGAAAATCTAGGTGAAGGTCTTCCTCCAGAATTTTTAACTATCCCACCATTAACAACTAATTCTGGTTGGTGAGTTGCGGTTATTTGTGTAGCATCTTGCCCATTACCACTTTGGTCGTACCAAGTTTCTACGAAACCATTACGAGTTATGCGAGATACTCTGAAATTAGATATAGTAAATGAAGCATCACTATCATCTACAAAT